ATCAATTCTTAGAATATGAGTTTAGTGCTAATGATTTGGGAGAATTTAGTGGATATTCAATTAAAATTATTATGTCAGGAACTGATCAGGCAAATGCACCAATTATTAGTGATCTTAGAACAATCGCACTAGCATGAAGAATTTGATAAAAGTCAAAGATCATCCTCATCTTTACAGAGATGAGGATACTGGAGCAATTGTTAATTGCGATAATACTGCTTATGATAGATATATGAACAAGGTAAAAAGAAAAAAATCCGATAAAGAAGAATTAAATAATATGAAAAAAGATATTGAAGAAATAAAAAATTTACTCAAAGATTTTTTAAACAAATAACTGCTACCAATAATTCATATAAATATCTAAAGGATTATAATTTATAAAGATAATGGCAGTATATGTATCTAATATTGTGATTGAGCAAGGTTATGATTTTGATACATCCTTTGAATTAGAGGATACTAGAACTAATTCTCCATTAGTTTTAACTGATGCTTCAGCAGAAGCACAATTAAGAAAATATTATGGTTCTTCTACTTCAGTATCTTTTGCATCTACAATAACCGCACCTAGTGGGGGTATTGTTTCAATTTCTTTAACTAAATCTCAAACTGTCAACATTAAACCTGGAAGATATGTTTTTGACTTAAAAATAACAAATGAGGGTAAAGAATTTAAAGCTGTAGAGGGTGCTGTATTAGTTAGAGGAGGAGTCACACGCTAATGTCAGATGGTATAACCGTAAAGGTTGGTTCTTCTAACCAAGTAACCGCAAGAATTGGTCCTAAAAACGTAGTTCGTGTTTTATCTAATGCATCTGCACCACCAACAAAATTATTAAATTTAAACGATGTAAATTCCTCTTTAAAAACTAGAGATGGAATGATTCTTGTATGGGATCTGTTAACAGAAACCTTTTTCCTGACGGACACTATTGATTCGTCATCCCTTAATATTACTGGTATTGCAACATTTTCAAATACTACTAATTCTTCAGCACCTACTAATGGTGCTTTAGTTATTGATGGTGGAATTGGAATTGGAAAAGCAGTTAATATTGGAGGAAATGTATCAATTGTTGGTATATCAACTTTTGCTTCCGACTTGGATATTAATGCTGCTGTTGATATCTTAAATGGATTAACAGTAAATTCTACATTTAACTCTGTAGGAATTACGACACTTGCTTCTGCTGGAGGAATTACTACTACTGGGGGAGAACTTTATGTAGGTACTAATTTACAAGTTGCTGGAACTTCAAACTTTATTGGAAATGCCACATTTAGAGGTGGTACAATTGGAATTGGTGATTCTACTAGTGACGATATTGATGTTGGAGGTGAATTTGTATCTAATTTAGTACCAAATACAGATAATACTTATGATATTGGCATTACAACACAAAGGTGGAGAGACGGAAATTTTTCTGGTCTTGTAACTACAAATAACTTATTTGTTTCTGGAATATCTACTTTTAATGGAAATTTAGATTTTAATAGTAATATTGATATTGAAGGTAATATAGTAATTACTGGATTTGCTAGTGTTACTGAAGGTTTATATTATGATACTAACGATTATGATGGTCCAAATGGAATTGCATATTTTGACAATACAGGAAAACTAATTGGTGCCGCAAGCACCGAGAATGCTACTACTGAAACATATTATATACTCACAACTAATGCGGTAGGAATACCGACCTGGACTTCAGTTATAGATGGAGGTATCTACTGATGACAAAACCCAATACTAGACAAGAACTTATAGATTATTGTCTGAGACAACTTGGAGCACCTGTATTAGAAATAAATGTCGCAGATGAACAGATTGATGATTTAATTGACGATACCATTCAATATTTTAATGAAAGACATTATGATGGTGTTGAGAGAATGTATTTAAAATATAAAGTATCTCAAGATGATATCGATAGGGGAAAAGCTAATGGTATAAATGGAGTTGGAATTGTAACAACAACAGGAACATCAACTAATATAAGTGGTGTTGGGACAATTACTTCAAATTTTTACGAAAATTCCAATTTTATACAAGTACCTAGTTCTGTAATAGGAGTTGAAAAAATATTTAAATTTGATACTAGTTCAATTTCTGGGGGAATGTTTAGTATTAAATATCAATTGTTTTTAAATGACTTATATTTTTTTAATTCGGTAAATCTTTTACAGTATTCAATGACTAAAAGATATCTTGAAGATATTGATTTTTTACTTACCACAGATAAACAGATAAGATATAACAAAAGACAAGATAGATTATACTTAGATATAGATTGGGGAGCACAATCTAAAGACACATTTTTTGTAATTGATTGTTACAGAGCACTTGATCCAGAAAGTTTTTCTCAAATTTATAATGATAACTTTGTCAAAAAATATCTTACTGCACTAATAAAAAAACAATGGGGTCAAAATTTAATTAAATTCCAAGGTGTAAAACTTCCTGGAGGTATTGAACTAAATGGTCGTGCAATATTTGAAGATGGGCAAAGAGACTTAGAAGATATAAAGCAGAGGATGTCTTCTGAATACGAATTGCCACCTCTGGACTGTATTGGTTAATAACTATGTCATTAAATCCATTTTTTCTTCAAGGTTCTCCAAATGAACAGTTTCTTGTTCAAGATTTAATTAATGAGCAACTAAAAATTTACGGTATAGAAGTTAATTACTTACCCAGAAAAATTTTTAAAACTGATAATATACTCAGAGAAATACAATCATCAAAATTTGATGATAACTTTGCTATAGAAGCATATTTAAATAATTATGATGGTTATGCTCCTGATAGTGATATTATGACAAAATTTGGATTGAGATTAAAAAATGAAATAAGTTTAACTATATCTAGAGAAAGATATGAAGAATATATTGTACCATTTTTAGAAGGAATTTCTAGTGGTATTGAGGAAGGATCAATTGGTGAATATAATTTTGCGGATTTAATTCAAAGACCTAAAGAAGGAGATTTGATTTATTTTCCTCTTGGAAAAAGACTTTTTGAAATAAAAAGAGTAGAATCGGAAAAACCATTTTATCAATTAGGATCTAGTTATGTTTTTGAATTGAGTTGTGAACTTTATGAATATGAAAATGAACTTATTGATACTTCAATTGAAGAAATTGATGCCACAGTAGAGGATGAAGGATATATTACATATATGACCTTGGTTGGATCTGGATCTAAAGTAACGGCTACCGCAGATGCAGGAATTAGTAATAATTCTATCAGAGAAATATCCTTAAATAATGATGGTAGTGGGTACACTTCTACTCCTACAGTAACTTTTTCTGCTCCAAATAGTGGAATAAATACGGCAACAGCAGTTGCAATTACAACTAGTAGAGCAAACGTACAATCTATTTTAAGATTGGAATTGACAAATGGTGGATCTGGATATACCACTCCACCAACAATAACAATAACTGGTGGAGGAGGAACAGGAGCTGCGGCAACTTGTTCTGTGGGAGGAACTCAGTTTAGTGTTTCTTCCATATCTATCAGCAATCCTGGCACCCAATATCCTGTTGCACCCACAATTACTATCGACAGTCCTGGAGTAGGAGTGACTGCGACAGCAGTTGCCGGAATTACTGCCGACAATAAACTCGATTATATAAGAATACTCAATCCGGGTATTGGATATACTCAAGCACCTGCTGTTACTATAACAGGATTATCTACTGTTGGTGTTGGGACTTATATCTTTAATGAAGTTATAACGGGAGAATCTTCAGGTACAACGGCAGTAGTTAAAGACTTTACAAATACAAGTTTACTAACTAGTCTTTCACTATCAATAAATACTGGAGAGTTTAATGAGGGTGAAGTTGTTGTGGGATCAAGTTCGTCTGCTAGATATACTGTATTAAATTACAATACAGATAGTTATGAAGATCCATATGACTCTAACGAAGAAATAGAATTTAACGCAGATAATATTATAGATTTTACAGAGTCAAATCCATTTGGTAATTATTAATGTTAGGAACCTACTTTTATCACGAAATTATAAGAAAAACTATTATTGGTTTTGGCACATTGTTCAATAATATTTCCATCAGACACGAAAAAGGTGATGGAAGTATTCTTGATGAAACAAAAGTTGGACTTTCTTATGGTCCAATGCAGAAATTTCTAGCAAAAATACAGGAACAAAATGATTTAACAAGACCCATTGCAATCACTCTTCCAAGAATGTCATTTGAGATGACTACGATTCAATATGATGGTGATAGAAAAACTGGAGTTACTCAAACTTTCAATGCGAAAGATACCACTGACAATAAAATTAAAAAAGTTTTTATGCCGGTTCCATATAATATTGGATTTGAACTTAATATTTTCAGTAAGTTAAATGATGATGCTCTTCAAATTATTGAGCAGATACTTCCATTTTTTCAACCATCGTTTAATTTGACTGTTGATTTAGTCAGTTCTATTGGAGAGAAAAGAGATATTCCAATTGTTCTTGATAGTATTGATTTTCAAGATGATTATGAAGGATCATTTCAAACTCGCAGAGCATTAATTTATACTATAAGATTTA